GGATGTTTGCAACTCCATTAATGATAGTTCAACTTGATCTTGATTTAGAGAAATTAACAAAATTTGCATTTAAGATGAGGGAGGAAGATAAGAAGGGAGTTGACAAGTCAAACATATGGGGATGGCAAAGTGATAATATTACCAATAACAAAGACGAAGAATTTGTTAAATTAAAAAAAGTAATAAATCAACATCTACAAATATATCATTCAGAAGTTTTTAGGGGGATGACATTTAAAGAAAACGTAATGCAACATCCTGACAATATGTGGATAAATATCAATGAAAAAAGTCATTATAATGAATGGCATAATCATGCTGGTTCTGTTCTTGCTGGAGCCTTTTATATAAAACATGATGCGTCTGTTGAAAATGGAGATATTATGTTTCACCATCCGGTCAATCGTTTTAATGATATATTATTATCTCATTGGCCTGTAGCTATGGTGGAACATGGTAATGATGTGACTTCAGAAGTTATTAGAATTTTACCTGAACCAAATATGTTAGTGATATTTCCTGCATGGGTAGAACATAGAACAGGAATAAATTACACGGATAATACTAGAATATCATTAGCGTTTAATGGAACATTGATGCCGGAGAAAATATCAGATGAAATATAAACCACTACCTGATTACCTCACGATTAAAAATTCTCCTATTGATGAGTTAGGATTGTTTACTACAAAGCCAATTGAGGAAGGTACTTATATTGGTATAGTTCATATTGCTTATATTAAAGCAGAACATGGTATGATTCGTACTCCTTTAGGTGGATTTGGTAATCATTCTGATACTCCAAATTGTTTTAAGATACACAAAATGGACAACATGGATTCTACTTACTGGCTAGTAGCAGAACGAGATATAAAAGCAGGTGAAGAGATTACTTGGAAATATACTTTATATAATGTCAATGGAGAATAACAATGATTAGAAAAAAAATAAAACCGATGAAAAAGAAACGTAAACTCTCTGAGGAACACAAAGAGAAATTGCGTGCTCGTCTTGCTGAAATGAGGGCGAAGAAGAAACCAGCAGAGTATAAGAACATTGCTAAATCAGTTCTTGATCTTCCAGATGATGATACTTATTCTTTCAAGAATGTCAAGGAATGGATTAAGGAAAACAAACTTCAAGTTACTGCTCTTGGTCAACAGGCAAGAAGTACGGGTAATGCACCAAAGGATAAACAGACAGCATTAAATCTCGCAGATTCTAAAAAGGCATACATTCGATATTGTGAACACTATCTGAAACATGGTGATTGGATTGGAATATTCTCTGGAGCAAATGAGGAACACAAAGTAGTTCCGAGAGTAGTTGCTATGGCATACAATTCTGATGGTACTCCAAAACGTACTGTTGGATTTTGGTATCCAGATATTGAAACAGTATGGACCAAAGAGATGGCATTACATGGTGAAGTAGTGAAACAGACCAATCGCCATCGATCAGTAAAAGCAATACACGCTAAGACTGATAAACAATTTACAGCGAATCTATGATAATAACTACTGCTACAATTATAATCGTACAAGCTCTTGTTGTGAGTTGGATTGTATTTACAACTCCTGAACCTTGTCCTAGAAAATATAGGGTTCTACAAGAGAATGGTGGAGTGTTAGTAAATTTGTCTGATATCCATCGATACTGTACATTAGACTACGGGGGAAGATTCGTATTAAAAGATGAAGATTCAAGATAAAGATACTAGATTAAGAATTGCCGGTTGGGCTCTCTCATTTCTATGTATGTTAATAGGATCATATTTTTTATGGCCTCACATACACGTAGCATTATTAGGAATTGCATTTTTCTATCTTGCGGTTAAAATATTTAACTACTCTACTTTTAAAGAATATAAAGAACAACGTATGAAATTATTACTCAAATTAAGCAAATGGTAAAACGATGAATAACGAAGAAGAACATAAACAACAACAGCAACAGGGTGCGACAGATCCAGCAACAGAATTATTCTTGAGAGGTCATCATGTATTCATGGGAGATGTGACACAAGAGACAATGAAGCCATTGATAGATTGGATCATTGCTGAAAACTTCAACAGGGAAAAGAAAAAGAAAGAACTGACTTTGGGGATATGTTCTCCTGGTGGTGATCTGAATGCATGCTTTGCTTTAGTAGATGTAATGAAAGGTTCAAAGATTCCAATACGAACTATCGGAATGGGGATGATTGCATCCTGTGGATTGATAATGTTCATTTCAGGCACTAAAGGAAAACGAATCCTTACACCAAACACCTCTATACTTTCCCATCAGTATTCATGGGGCACGTATGGAAAAGAACACGAATTATTTGCTGTAGTAAAAGAGTATGATTTAACTACACAGCGAATGATTGCTCACTACAAAAAATGCACTGGCCTATCAGAGAAAGATATTCGAAAGTATCTTCTACCCCCACACGATGTTTGGCTTTCTGCTAAAGAAGCAAAAAAATTAGGATTGTGTGATAAAATTACATCGACATATTGATTTTTCTGTTGATTATTTGCTTATGGAAAGCCTTGACAAATTGTAATTACATGATATAATAGAGATAGAATTAAAGATACCACAGGGGTAATCGTAGGGCTTCGACTCTCCACCTAGTTTATAAGCTGGGTACATTTGAAGCCACTCTCTCACTACGAGCTCTTCTGTGGTATTCCTATATAATAAGTGATAACAATATTAAACATCGTGGAGATATAATGGTAAAAGCGGTTCAACCGGAATCTGAAGAAACATCAGCTTCGTCTAAAGAAAGCCCCAATACTCTGGGCAAACCCAAACGACAAACTAAAACAGATAAATTAAAAATTATCAATCCAGATAGTCAGGTAGAATTTAAGATTGATTTTGAAGGTGATGATGAACCACAAGAAGCTGTATCAGACAAAGCTTGTGGTGGCACAGAACTTATGAAAACCTGGCTCTTTGAAGAAATGGAAAAGAGAGAGTCGGGACTGCATGACAAGTTTCAGTTTATTAGCACAAGAATTAGAAAACTTGAAAATAAACAACGTATACTTTGGGTTCATGATTTAGCCAATGACCCGGAAGTTCAACATCTAAAAGAGAAAGAGAATTGGAGTAAATGGGAACGCGTTGTTTTTGTTAGTCATTGGCAACAATATCAATTTCAGGCATATCTAGGACTTCCCTACGATGAGGGCATTGTAATTCAAAATGCTATCCATCCCATTCCAGTTCACGAAAAACCAAAAGAAGATGATAAGATAAACGTTTGTTATTTCTCCACGCCACATCGTGGACTAGAAGTTCTTTTGGATGCTTGGGATTTCATGAGGAACACTCTTGGATCTGGAAAGAATGCAGAACTGAATATATATTCTAGTTTTCAACTATATGATCGCAAACATATGGATGAACAGTTTCGACACATATACAAACGTGCGAGAGATTTGGATGGAGTCAATTATCATGGAACGGTTACTAATGATGAAATCCGCGAGATGTTGAAAACACAACATATCATGGCATATCCAAGTGTCTATGAAGAAACAAGTTGTATCACTTTAATCGAAGCATGCAGTGCTGGTTGTTTAGCGGTTGTTCCTAATCTCGGAGCGATACCAGAAACAGGTGCTAATTTTCCGTGGATGTATGGTTGGGAACCAGATCCCAAAAGACACGCACAAGTACATGGACATATTCTGTCACGAGCTATTGAGCATTTCTGGGACGAGGATGTGCAAAACCTACTGAAGATACAACAAAATTATTTTGATATGTTTTATAATTGGAGTTTACGTGGTGGTCAATGGCAACAATTTCTCCATGCTATAGAACAAGACCTCCCCGTAGAAGAAGTCGAAGAAGAAGGCGGAGTTGCTGATGGGGATGGTATTAAGGAAGAAAAAGAAGATGGCACAATTAGTTGATTTTTCACAGATCGTTATTGGTTCTTATATGACGGCTGCGAAATACGCATCTACGGACATGGATGTTATTAGGTCCGCAGTATTAAATACATTACGATTATATCGAATTAAGTTCTCAAACGAATATGGAGAATTGGTGTTGTGTTGTGATGACCGACATAACTGGAGGAAAGAGATTTTTCCTAATTACAAAGCATCCAGAAAGAAATCTAAAAAGTCATCCGGCATTGATTGGCAAGATTTATATAATTGCTTGAACCAGTTAAGAGAAGAACTTCGCGAATGGTTCCCCTACAAAGTAATCCTAATAGAAAAAGCAGAAGCTGATGATATCATTGCTACTTTAGTAGATTTATCAAATGAACGAACATTGATATTGTCGAGTGATAAGGATTTTATTCAACTACATAAATTCAATGTCAGACAATATTCACCGATGCAAAAGAAATTTGTTGAATCACAATCAGCAGGATGGTCACTACATGAAAAGATTATAAGGGGTGATGTGGGCGATGGAATCCCCAACATTATGTCTGATGATAATGTTTTTGTTGATGAGGGTAGGCGACAAAAACCATTAACCAAGAAAAAAGTCGATGCTTGGTATTCTTTAGACCCAAAGACATATTGTACTGAAGAGATGTTGAGAAACTATAATAGAAACAAACAGTTAGTTGATTTGGGTGAGATACCGGAGTCAATACGCCTAAATATAATTAATCAATTTGAAAATGCCAAAGTTGGTGAACGCAAACGCTTACTCACATACTTTGTAAATCATAGGTTAAAAAACTTAACTGAGAATTTATCGGAGTTTTAATTTATGGCACGGAGTATACCACTCATATTTGAAGATGTAGCTGCAGCAAATTCTATCAAAGCCCGTAAGGAGGTTTTGCTAGAAAACGAATCCGAACCGCTAAAGGAAATATTAAAATATGCCTTTCATCCAGACATAAAATTTGCTCTCCCCGCAGGAGCTCCACCCTACAAGACGGTGGGTTCTCCGGACGAGTGGAATCCCACATATCTATATCCCAACATTAGAAAATTTTACTTATACATTGAAGGGGGTCATGACGGACTTACTCAATTACGAAGAGAGCAACTTTTTGTTCAGATGTTAGAAAGTTTACATCCTAAAGAGGCGGAAGTGGTAATTCAAATTAAAGATAAAAAGTTGAACTATCGAGGTTTGACATATAAATTAGTAAAAACAACTTTTCCAGAAATATTACCATAATGATAAATGTAGATAAGTTTGAAAATAGAATTGTCAAATTTAAACGTATAGATTCTGATGGAAATGAATCAGCAAAACATGCTGAACTCAGACAAATGAGTTATGACCAATCAGAAGATGTACCCCGTTCTGTTACGGCAAGACTTACTGACCCATTAAACCTTGTGATTACTTTAGGCTATGATAAACGAGCAAAGAAATTTCGAGGACCGGTAGGAACATATACATGGGAATCAGATTTCAGCGTGGATGACTTTATACAGAGTTCGAAAATGGGAACAGCCGACAGATACATGAAGAGTCCGAAAAGTACACGGGCAAAAATCTGAAGAACGGAAACCCAAACAGAAGAGGAACATGAAGAAATTCATTTTATTTCTTGCTTTATTTCTTATTGCTGCAGCGCCGGGAGGTACTGGATCACAGATAAATGATCATTTTTATATTCATCCATTTAATACAAATCAAAATGGATTATTTAAAATAGCAGAAAAAATAGAAAAGAGAAATGTTTTTTTAAACGTAGAAGATGTTATGTGCATGGCGAAGAATATATTTTTTGAGGCCGCTGTAGAAAGCACCGCCGGAAAATTAGCTGTAGCACAAGTAACATTGAACCGTGTTAGATCAAAAAATTATCCCAATACAATTTGTGATGTGGTTTATGAGGGGAGACATTATTCAAGTGGATTACCCAAAAGGAATCAGTGCCAATTTAGTTGGTATTGTGACGGACGCGGAGATGAACCAGGTGAATCAAAGTTATGGAGAGAGTCTCAAGACTTGGCCAAATACGTAATTCTAAGACGAGATGATTTAATAGACATAACAGATGGTGCTACTCATTATCATGCAAGGTATATTAATGCACCAAGATGGGCAGGACAAAAGAAAATTACTGCGAAGATAGATGAACATATCTTTTATAGAGGAAGGGGGCACTCACATAGATTATAAAGGCTTGACATTTACTTCAAAATGCAGTATGATCAGATCAGTGAATGAGAAAAGATTATGATAACAAAAGATAGTTTAAAAGAAATCCTCAGAGATTTTGGTGTTCATAAGTATTCTTCGGATTGGGAAGAATTAGTCGATAGTCTAATGTCTGAATTCGAAAAAACTTACAGTGCGGGTTATTCTTTTTGTAAGAAAGAATCTGAACTGGTTGAAAAGGCCGCTAAATCTTTGAGTGAGTGATATGAAAAAAGAATTCTATTTGTCTACCGCAGTTTACAAACTTGATGAGTCGATTAAATCCGGCGGTTACAAACCTAAGTCGAAATTTGGTGGTGAATGCACTTCTCTTGTTGTAGAACAAGAGTTAAGAGAATGTGAAGCGCCTGGAGCGATTCGCAATGACCGCATCAATGAGGTCATGAAGAAGATTGAAAAAGAATTAAATTCAAATAATTCTGATTCTGAATTCTTTATAAATTGTCGCGATGTCACTTCTAAGAAGACGGTCGCTGGATGGAGACTCAAGGAAAAGATTTGGAACTATCAATTAGGATTCCTTGCTTCTCTGGTAAACAATGTTATTAAAGAAGAGAAATCTCCACCTAAAGAAGAACTGGGGCATCTTGGTCACATTGGAACTCAGGGAAAAAGAGGAAAACTTTTCGTTAAACTGGCAGACAGAATAGAAAAACCCGATTACACAATTTTTAAAGTGGTTGACCCGAAAGGTAATAAGGGATACTTCTATAACTACAAAACAAAAGAAGGGGGAATACCCTCACTTGCAGTGAATGATTGTTTCTTAATGGACGCAACTCCAGCTCGACATGAGATGAGTAGATACGATAGTTGCAAGATTACTTATTTTAATCGTATTGTAGTATTGGAAAATAAAGGCAATAATGAAAGTGTGAAAATAGAATGAATATATTATTTCTGGACATTGATCCAAAAATGTGTGCATACGCACATTGTGATGAGCACGTGAAAAGTATGATTCCAATATACACAAAATTGTTATCCAATGCACATCATTTATTAGACCCAAAAAGTAAAATTATTGAATATCTAGATGAAGTAGATCCCGATTATAAAGATGCTTGGGTTAAATCGAATGATGCTAATTATATGTGGATGCATGATTTGTGGTTTTGGATGCATAAAGAACATTGGTTTCGATATGATGAAATGCACGATGATTGGACAAATCTATATAATAAATTAAGTCACACCCCAGAAAATATTATAAAAGGTGAACTTACCCCTCCCCCCCTATTAGTTCCGGAAGAATTTATGGTTTATGGACTTGAAGACGAATTCCAAAATACTATTGAATCATATAGAAGTTATTATATGAATTGGTCAACGGAAAATAATGCAAAATGGGGTGGATTAGTTGAGGATATGCGTCAACCCCCAAGCTGGATTTTAGAAAATGCCAACGTATGATTATAAGTGTGAAAAATGTGAACACACTTTCGAAGAAGATTTAAAGATAGCCGATAGAAAGATTCCAACAGAATCGCCTTGTGTGGAACAAATTCTACATGATGAGAATCCATCTAGTCAGGGGTTTGAGGTCTGTGGTGGTGAAGTGACACAAGTAGTGGCGGCACCATATTTTGGTTATGATAATATACATACACGGCATAGTACCAACAATAAAGAACCGGGATGGTTCAAAGATAAAATGACTGACATGAAAAAGAATATTCCCGGCAATGCATTATGAAAAAATTTATACATCTTGCCAATAGACCTGAGTTGTCTTTTGGCATGAGAACTGAAACCATTAATGGGAAAAGAAAATATGTTACTCCCGATGACAACATATATCCATCAATCACAACTATCCTTGGCGAGTTCTCCAAAGCTTCAATACAGGCTTGGCGAAAACGCGTTGGGGAAACCGAAGCAAACAAAATCTCTGGTAAAGCCTCGCGTAGAGGAACCAGCGTACATTCTGTCTGTGAATCCTATATCAAAAACGAAGACAAATATTTTGATGGACAAACGCCCCACGTTGTTGAACTATTCAAAACGATTGAACCGTTCCTAAAACGAATAGACAATGTTCATGGTGTTGAACTTGGACTATACTCAGATCATTTCGGTGTCGCAGGTAGAACAGATTTGATTGCCGAGTTTGATGGTACGTTATCTGTAATAGATTATAAGACTAGTAACAGAACCAAGAAGAAAGATTGGTGTGAAAGTTATTTTGCACAATGTGCCTTTTACGCAGTAGCATATGAGGAACTTACAAAGATACCAGTTCCACAAGTAGTAGTAATCATTGCCGTTGATAATGAACAACCCCAATTATTTGTAGAGAAACGAGATGATTGGACAGATAAAATA